ACCTGCGGGATATTTATTTACTCCATTGGAATCTGCAAAAGCAAACTCATTTATTTCAGGACAACCATCAGTACCACTTTGGTTTGGCGCAACATATACGGTGTCAGGAAAAACTGTTTCGTTACAATTACTTGTACCTACTGTTGTTATAGGTGTCCCTGTTAATGCTCTTGGACAATTAATTTCTAAATCCCAACCTGTACTACCACACAGTCCTACTATCTCAACTAGCACTGAAGTAAAATTATTATTAATTTTTGGAATTACTAAAGTACAAAAATTTGGATTAGTGGCAGTAGATAAAGAAACATCCGTACCTGCTCCTGAAACCACTCCGGTATTAGAATCAGGTAAGGCAGGAAACCCTGATTGAGTGTATATAAATACATCTAAATTAGTTATCGGACTAGCATTTAATTGAGCTGCTAAGCCACAATCATTATTACTATTACCTACAAAAGTGTAATTTCCTACAGTAGCTGAAGCGTGATACCCATCGGTTATAGCAGTTAACTCATTAATTGTAGATGAACCAATAGTAGCTCGAATACCATCAGGTATTGATGCAGGGTTAAAATATATTATGATTGCCCCTAAATCTCCTGCGGTATCAAAACTCACTTCATATATACCTGTGCCTCCTGAAGCAGCAATTGTTGTTGTACACGGTAATAAACAACTTGGACAAGTTTGAATAGCGGTTAATAAACAATTTATTTGTTGACGTACTATAACACCATTAGAATAAAATCCATCTGCCGCACATATAGTTAAAGCAGGGTCATCAAACACTGATGTTGCAGTTTCTAAAGTTGGTCCATTTAAATAGTAAGGTCCGGGTATTGACATAATTAATTATTTTTATTTAAGGGCTTGTGCAACCACAAAATGATTTTACAATATCTACTTGAACAGGTGGTCCTAAAAACTGTGAAGAACACACAGACTGTACTCCTGTTGGGGTTATACTTACTGATTGTTGTACTCCTGCACAATCTAAATAGTTAACTGTATAAGTTATACTACCAAGGTTTTCTAAAGTATACGTGTCGCAGCTATCCTCACATCCTGTTACATCTGTTCTACGAGCAGTAATAATATCTGTAGCAGGGTCTTGTGTTTCAGCTATAACTTCCCATAAACATAAACTACCTGATATTTCTACATAATCTCCTACTTGAACTGTACCAAATCCACTCCACGATGCTATAACTGTAGCCGGTGTAGAACCATCTACCACACATTCTTGTAGTTCAAAATTAGGGTCAGGCACATCACAATCACAAGATTGCCACACTATTGTTGCGCCTACAATTGGGTCTGTAATAAATCCTGAAGTGCAAATTAATTCAGACTGACCTGCTAATATTGTAATTGTATCTGTTTTATTAGAACCACATTCTCCATAATCTATTACAATAGAAGCTAACGAAGTGTTCGTTACTTCATATGTGTTACACGCATCTTCGCAAGTTTGAGAAGGATTTACTGAAACTACTGTAGAGTTTGATGTTTCACCAAACAATCCAATCTGTGTAATTTCATATAAACAATCAGGGTCTTCAGATATAACAACGATGTCACTTACATTATATGATAAATTATCAGCGGCATATCTAATTAAATCACCACCCGTACTTTGTTTGTCGACACATCTTTTGAGTTCAATAAATTGGTCTTCACAAACACAATTAGTTAAATCTAATACTAAGTTTGCACCTATAGATACAATATCTCTAGCACATATTGCATCAAGAGTAGTGCCCGGTTGTATAGTTGCAGTTTCATTAACTCCTCCACAATTTAAATATTCAACATCTTCTGCTACACCTCCATTATTTGTAACTGTATACTTTTGACATAAATCTGTACAATCTGTTATAGTGCTTAAACCTGTTACTAATGCAGTAGCTACATCTGTGGTATTAGCAGTTAATTCATATGTACAAGTTTCAATTTTAATTCCATCTAATGAAGTGTCTAGTTCTACAAACTCACCAATAGCATAAGGTCCTTCCACGACTTCAGTATTAACTACTCCATCTAACCTACACTGAGTTGCGACAAATCTTTCAGGCGGGTCACATAAACAACACACATCAAATATATCAATATTACCATAACAAAGTTCTGCAAGTGTTGGTCTTCTGTAGTCATATATTAAATATAACTTATCACCACCTACAGGCATAGCAAACTGTGAGCTAAAAATAGTTGGCGCAAGAGTTTGGTCAACTACTCCCACAGATGAAGCCGCTATCAAAGAAGCAACTGAAGCGGGGGTATTAGCAAACAATGTGTTAGTTCTTAAAAATCTAAACGTCATTGGTGGTGTTACAAAATTAAAAGTATCTGCAGGTGCTATTTTATTGCTCTGAATTGTAACGATTGCTCCATCTGCCGGTATAACACCTGCACCTTGTAATCCCGTAATAGAATCAAATTGTGATATTAATGGATTATCTGTGCCATTTGCTAATTCTACCTCAGTGGAATGTAAAGGTGAAATGTAAGTTCCATCTAGCCATCTGTATTCATTATGTATAAACTCTCCTCCATTTGCATCTGCACTAACACAAACTTGATATATAGTTATTTCATCTGCATCAGGACAATTAACTGTAATAATTAATTGTGCGACTCCATTACCTGAAATAAATAAATCTATAATTTGATTTGTTACTGTGTTTTTATCAACAATAATATTAAATGTACCACTTGAATTTACATTAAGTATATAGTTTACACCATTATATGTTGCCACAAAATTAATAGCAGTTGTAACAGGACTTCCTGTATAATCAATCACTTCTACATCAATTATAACATCCCCTACCAACTCACCTACATTGTAACAAAAGTTTCTTGGACTATTATATGTAAACTGTTGTGTTGTTCCACAATCAACACAAGGTATTTCAAGAGGTAACAATCTATTGTTAATTGAATAAACATATTCATCCATATAAGGGTCATACCCTCCTAGCTTTTGATTATTAGGTGTCAGTATAAATACATCTCTAAACCAAGAACGCATTCCTGATTCTGATATAACCATCAGTTGCTCGTTAGTGTAAGCAGTGCCTTTTAACATTAGCACCGCTCCTCTTTTTTGGTCAGAGAAGTACTTGTTGTATCCATACTGTGCATAGCTTTCAGGATTTGAACTAATACCATATTCTTCTAGTCGTGCTATCTGAGTTCCTAAAACTTCCGGTACTGAAGTAATTGCACCGCCAACTGCTGCGTCTGATAATAAGTTTTTACCTGCTAAGACGTATGATATTTTATCTTCCTGTAATGTAAGTATGTCAGTGCTACGAGCTTGTAGTTTTTGTATAGGACCATAAGAATCTTCTAATGCTTTAAAATTTAATAAGGCTATATTAAATTCATTTAATTTATTTACATTACTTTCATCGTTAAATATTCCGCTATATGTAATATCGGCAAATCTATTTGCTTCTTTATAATCAACATTAGCAACTGATGTAAATCTATCACCAAGAGCCAACTCTCTACCTTTAATTGAATCTCTAACTCTTATGGTTTCTACTCCATTTCCAAACGCAAAACAGTTAAAGAAATCTAAGTCAATAATTGCAGGCGTGTTGGTTGCAATAACTTGACTTTGCACATTACCTGTATGTGCCGGAGGTAAAACATTAGTTTCAATTACTACTGTTGTACCCGGAGCAGTGGGAGTGGCGGGTGATTCTTGTGCCGTTCCACAAGTAATTAATATATTTTCTACTGTTTCGTTTGAAGGAATAATTATACTTTGGTCCAATCCATCTAATTCATATAAATACTCAATATCAAAAGCATTTGCATTAGACACAGATAAATAACATTGGCCTACATTAGTTACTCTAAAAGATTGTGAGCCTTCAAACCATAATGATGGACTAGCATCAGATGGTTCTGTTTCAAAAACTAAATCTGAAGCTGCTCTAACAATTTCCCATTCAACTGTAATACAAGCTTTTTTCCTGTCAGTTCCACCTTGGTTACATTGTTTTCCTCCTGTACAGAAAAAATAAATTTCATTAGTAGCAGCGACTCTAGACCACGCTATTTTGTTGATGGCAAACTCAGCTTGAACTGAATTGGCCATTGCCGTTAAATTAGCATATACCGTACTATCATATTCATTTACAATTGGCGGTCCATCTGCAGGATTAGTTTCATCAACACCTGTATTTATTAATAGGTCAACGTTATCTCCGTTCCACCAATCTATAATATTATCATAGTTTTGTGAAGCAGTTAAGTCTAATTCTAAAATATATCTTCTTCTTTCACAATCTGTACCTCCTCTACCACGTCTATTCCATTTAATGTATATGCTAATTCTACTACCAACAGGAATATCAATATCAATAAAATTACTCGGATTTGCACTATCTTCTACACTAAACGCATCATTATAAAATATTCTTGCATAATCTGACTGTGCAGGACTTACAGGCACAGGTTGAGAAGTGGAGCATTGGGTTTGTTCACCCGGTGCAATTATCTGATTAGCTTCATTATTTACATTGAAGTTAGCCTTCATTTTCATATACACTCCTGCAGGAACAGTTATCTCGTTTCCTAACTCATCAACTAAATCTTCAATAAAGTTTTCTTCTTGCGCTGCTTTTTCTAATACAGTTGCATACAAGCATCTGTCAACAGGTCCGCTTGCATCTTTTTTAACTTTTAACCTATCACCTTCCTCAACTTTTTGTGCGTTCTCACCTTCAAGTAAAAAGTATTGATAGTTGGTTAGAGGGTTTGTAAAAAATACCCTAGTGAACACGGTAAAGAAACCTGATTTACTTGGTTTTATACAAAACTTAAAACGAGTAGCCCAATAGGGAGGTCGTTGAGTAGCGGGTATTGTTACCTTTAACTTGTTTTGATTATCAGAAAACTCACACGGAATATGAACAGTGTTATTAGGACTTACTAAAGCCGTACTTGCTCTGTTGTATTCATCCATATATATTATACCTACTTCATAATCTCTATCACTGTGCAAGCTTTGAGTATTTCCAATTTCTTGATATACTGCTTGAGCAGTAACAATATTAAAGTATTCTACTACTCTATCAATAGGAGTAGTTACATCGTCTACTCTTTCCATTGCTAAAAATTCTAAACCTATTTCACTACTGCCCGGTGATGTTACTATTTGAATTGCTTGACCATAAGCAGATATACCACTTTGGAACTTAGTCCAACTAGGTGTAAGTGACGCATCAAGAACATCAGGTACTGCACAATTAAATCTATCAGTTAATGTGACACCTTCACACGAAGTGGGATTAGCAGGGTTAGCATCATATACCGGTAGTATTTCTGCAGGAACGCCAATTGCTTCTTGAAAGTTTTGATTAGTTGCTAAATCAAAAACTGTAGGAAAGTCTTGAGGTAATAGATATTCAAAATCAACGGTAAAATTAGCAGATGTTTCTACAGGGTTTGGTGGGCCACCGCTAAAAGTGTCGTGTTCAAATGTTACGGAAAAACTTAGAAGAGCCCCTGCAGTTAAATCAGCATTAGCTAAATTAAAAATCACTTGCCCTTCGTTAACAGTAATAGGAACATCTACAGTATAATCTACACTATCAGTACGGTCAGTTATTTCAGTTAAACCTATTTCTTGAGTAACTAATTCATTTATATATTCAAACCTTATAGGTGTGCCATTAATATCAATTAAATCATATCCATCTACATAATTACCATACATTAACCTATTACCCATTAAGGTTTGAGCTTGAGCTAAACGAGGTACGTTGTCATATAATCTCAGTAACTCTGATTCAGGTAATACGGTAAATATTTTAGCATTTCTAAAAACATATTCATATTCTTGATTGTCAGCTAATCCTAGATTGCCTTTATCTAAAAACTCAATTACTTTAATTACATTGCTTACACTTTCTTTAAATAATAAATCAATTCCAATTACTAATGAACTACCTGAATTGTAAGTGATAGTAGCCGTATTGAATCTATTTATAGCCCCTTCATTTACTTTAGAGTTCGGACTAAAATCAAAGCTTTGTGTTTGAAAAGCCACCTCAGTAAATTGAGATACTGCAGAATATTCGTTGTCTCTATATTTATATCTATATGCAAATGAAATAAATCTATCTTCTAAATAATTTTCTTCTCCCGGTGCAAGAGACAATTCTAATCCCGGGCAAGCCACCGGAGGTCTTTTAATTACTAAAATGTTTTCTTGTAATAATAAAGCTCCTTCGGGTTCTCCTGTACCACCATCTATATTTGGGTCAACTGCACTAAGAGCTACAGGGTCAGGGTAATTTCTATTAACATTTATTTTTCTTGGCGGATTAAAATCGTCTGTCCAAAATAAAAGACCATCTATAATATCCACACCGGTTATTAAATAGGTTGGGTTAAAGTTTAAAGTAGTTCCATTATCCGGATTCCCATCAATACTTACACTTATAACGTGATAAGTAATAGAGCTTGTGTTGGTGTTAAAAGACACTACTAAATCTAATATACCTGTAGGTGTTTCACCCGGACCATCGGCAGGAGTTTTAAATGTTGGGTCGTGAACAAACCAATACAACTCTTCATTTGCTCCATCTTCTAATGCGCCTATAGCAAGAGCATTTTCTGATAGAGTTTGACCGCCATATGATAAAGAAGTTAATGGTAAATTACCACGAGAATTTTCTACCGCTCCTATTTCAGATATTTCTGTAGAACCAAGCCTTACGTTTTCTGCGTGAATATATTCTCCGTTGGGAACTAAACGTTCATCCACGGATTTATTCATACGCCCCTTAATATAATTTCTTTGAAAATCTGCCATATTATTTTATCCACTTATCCCTACCTCTTAAATTCATTAAGAGTCTTCCGGGATGTATATTGCTTAATCTTATTTTTGCATTACGTAATAAAGCTGATTTTGCTTTCCTTGCTCTATTGACTACATATTCTTGTACTCCTAACTTTGAATTTAATATAGCGTAAGTGATATAGGCATATACATATTCTTCAAATAGTTTGTTTACTGTGATTAAAGAGTTGTCTCCATTTTCCATACCATCAGAAACATATTCTAGAATGCAGCTATTGTTAGCCATAGTAGAATCAAAGTTGATTACACCTGCTTTATTGTCAATTCTAAATGTAGGATTTGCGTTTGCAGTTTCAGTGTTTAATCCAAACCTTGCGCCTACCTCATATGTGAAATACCAATACCCACCATATTCATATCCTTCTAATCCATAAAACGGGCTAAGTCTGTTTAAATATATGCTTGGTTGTTGACCTGTGATTCTGTCGAAATCTAAATCTGAATATTCAGGCGACAAAGCATTACCGTCTTGGTCAAATAAAATTCTACAGTCTTGAGCTTGAAGGTAAGCCTTAGATGAATTGACCTGTATGTTTTCTACCATTGGTCTAATTACACCGTCTTGGTAATAAGATATTCTAACCCAATTGACATAATCAGAAGGTAAAACAAATCTTAAGTTTTCACAAACTGTTAATTGTAAAACTTTAATTTCTTTAAATGCGTCATAGTTTAATTCTTGTATTGCCCTTTTTGCGTGAAACAATATTTTATATCTCTCTTCATTATTAACTAAAGAATGGTTTCCTGAATACATTAACAGGTAATTTGTAACTACTTCATCTAAGGTCACATACTGATACGACCCCCAATTTTCATTTTCAGGAGCATTCCCGCTATTCTCGTAATAATCATATTGACTTATATATGGCATAATTATAATTTTTCTTGTTGCTCTTCAGTACCTTCTTGTGCGCTTGCATATTGTACCACTGAAGATTCTCTAATAGAGACACCTGCGTATTGTAATATTTTCATTATCAAATCATTTGTATCATCTTCAAATAACTCAAAGTCTTGATAATCAGGTTGTGATTGGTCAAACACCGGCTCACCTTGTGTTCCCAAATCAACGTAAGTCCATCTCGGAGGTCTAGGGTATCTTATATATTGACAAACCACATCACCCGGTTGATTAAATGTAGCGGGAAAAACGGTCATATTTTCTCCTTCACTTGTGTAGGCGGGGTATAGGTTGGAGGGTGCAGTCAACAAAGATTGGTTCAGTAAAGTAATTTTACTATGACTTACTCTTTCTGCTTCTCTAGAATCAGTTCCAATTAATACTTTATTTATTAAATAGTAATCACTTCCCGTAGTAACTTGTGAGGGCATAAAAAAAACATTGGCTGCGTTTTGAGTAAGTGGCAGTGTTACTGAAAAAAAATCTATTACTTCTTCATATCCTTTTTTAATATCCGCATATCCCGTTCCTGAAGTTCTTGAGTTCTCTTTATTGTTTTGATAATTATATGCATAGAAATAATCTTCAAACAAATCTAATTGTGCTTGTTCTGCATACAGATTAAAATCACCCGGAGAAATATATCCATAATTATTTTTATTCAGTATTGCTAAAACGGTTTGTCTAACCTCGTTTATCATCCTAATTATTCTTTTTACAAAGATAATCAAAAAAAAAAGAGGCTCTATCTGAGCC